ATAGGTGAGTAAAGTGGCGACCTGATCGCTAAACATCACACCTCACTTGACTAGTTTCCCTAACACGCGAACGCATTCCGGGAAGGATTCCATGTCCTTATTAATATTGACCCCACGGCTACAAGAAGTCGGGAATCACAGAGTCCAACAGGGGACCCTCAACGTCGCATAACTCTGTGCTATCGACGATCTCACGAACCAGTTCGATGATATCGTCGCAATGAATTTTATATTTAAAATAACAAAAGAAATTAAAGGTGTAGATATCACACGTTCGAGCGCGTGCAATCTTGTCGAGAATATTTGAAGGTAACAAACCTTGCCCACGAGCTGAAGAATGCATAGACTTGCTAAATACATCTTCAGTGGCAAGTTTCGTGCTCGAAAAGAAAGCAACAGCGCCCTCAGCGTGTTTCTCAGCGCGATCCAGAAATATGGAGCTGAGCTCTTCCACCTGTCGAAATTCATAAGCGTAACCCAAGGCTTTGCTAAACATGTAAGCATCATCGGGCACGGCCGTGTTTTGATCCGTGCGGATGTTGAACCGCCCGAGGGCCTTGCCGATGATTGGAATAGCATAGGGATTACCGGCTTCATCACGAAATAACGACTTAGAAAGGAAACTACACTCCATGAACCACCTATGTCTCTCCGCCTTGGCCTCCATACGTGCCATGGTGCACACGTATGTGTATTTCTTGGCGGCCTTTTGAGGCAACCCGGTGTTGATCGAGATCAGATCATCTCCGAGAAAGAGAGCACGGGAAGATTTGACGTGATATCTCGTCAGAAAGGTATAGAAAATGGCCATGTTCCAAAAGGAGTTGCGCAAAGTTGTGAAAACACTGCCCGTGGCAAGCTGGTTGCTGACAGTCATTTTCATTTGGTGCGTCCGGGAGCGCACCGCAAACTTCAAGGATATGGACATTTCTAACCTCACGAAATTCTCAATCAAACCCAGGCGACGAAGGAGAGCAGTAAAGAAAAGAACAACAGAACGACACTGAGTCTTATCGTTCCCAGAAAAATCACATTGCAAGTAAGCTCCCTGAGGCTGCGGCTCGGATTGTATGTGCCGCAAAAACACCTCAGGTTGCTCCTCATATGCCATGCGAAATTGATACGGGGAACGCGCGGAATGACCTGCAAGCCTTTCCTTGAATAGTTCCGAAGCCCTCATGGCGATCGGTCCCATCAAGGCATTATAAAGATCGGACCCCTTGTAAATGACGCGAGGAGCCCAACCCGGCTTGTGCCCGACCATGAGTGCTTCTACCTTAACAAATATGTCCTTAGAACCAATGACATATTGCTTATCATGAGCGGTGTAGAATTCCTCAAGGACGGCAATCATTCGATCACGCTTCTCGCCGGAGAAACGACTGACCCAGCGTTCAAAGAGTGGACCGCTCCATCCCCAAGCAGGGATAGGAGGCGAAGAAGAAGGAAATAAAGCATCAAGAAATTTGAAAGCGCCCCTGTTGACCTCGGGCTCAACCTTGGCATTGGTGTGATAAGAACACCGCTTGCGAACAGCAGCGAGAAAATTACTGTATCCATTATCAGGAACTACGGGGTGATAACCTGAAATCAAAGGACCAGTCTGCTTTTCCTCACGGTAGTAATCTTGCAACTTGTGCGAAATGCCAAGGCGAACATTTTGGCTGGGAATGGGGTCAAAAAGAGGGGAAGCAACTTTCAAAAGTTGACGCGAGCCATAAGTTATGCGGCGTAGTGGGCCATGTTGAACAGATGTGCGAGTTCGGCGCATGTGGGGAT